TTGAACATGGAGATATTATAAATTGGTAAAAAATAAAAATTATGTCAGAAAAATTATACGAATACAAAACAATTAGATCAAAGGGTGCACATCATCACTTAGTTAGAATGCAAGGTGAAGAAAATTGGAAACACCATAAATGGGATGGTCCCGCGATTGAACCAATTGAAGGTGAAGATTCAGAATGGAAAAAAAGATATTTTCTTAATGGTGCTGAATATGATCGTGAAGAATATAAAGAAATTTTAAGTGAAAGAGAAGGTTTACCTTGGTATAAACAAACAGGAGTAAACGCAAGACACTAATGAGAGAATTAACAGTACAAGCTTTACCTTATCAAGGTGAGCGCCATGAAAAAGCATGGGGTTATGAATTATGGATTATTAATAATGAACTTTATTGTGGTAAATTATTAGTATTTAAAGCCCATAAACAATTTTCAATGCATTATCATCTCCTTAAAGATGAAGCTTGGTATATTTCTAAAGGTGAATTTGAATATAAATTTATTGATACCGAAACAGCAGAGCTAAGATCTAAAATAGTTAAAGAAGGTGATTGTATTCATTTAATGCCTGGTCAACCTCATCAAATGTTAGCACTTGAAGAAGGAGCTACTATATTTGAAGTATCAACACAACATTTTGATAGTGATAGTTATAGAGTACTACCAGGTTCATCACAAGAAGATAATTATAGTAATTTACCATTTTAGTTATGATTAAAAAAAAGTATAAAAAAGAAAAAAAAGATCTAATCAAATCTCTTCAAAATATGGGAAGAGGTATTGCTGTATTAGAAATTAAATTAATAGGTACTTCTAAAGTTAAAGGTAATTTAATTTATGAATGTACATATCTTGATAAAGATGATGTTAAAAACATTCCTATTATAGCCCAAGATGTAACCCAAGCATTAGCAAAACTTGACCAATTTACTAATTCAGGCATTCCTGAACCAGTTCTCAAATATATGCTTGGAAATGAAAGATTTTCTAATTAAATTATAAGTTATGAAGATAGGTTTATGTGGTACAATGAGTGTGGGTAAAACTACATTAGTTAATGCTCTTAAAGAGTTACCGGAATTTAAAGATTATATTACTAGAACTGAGCGTTCTAAGGAATTAATGGCACAAGGTATTCCATTGAATACTGATTCTACATTAAAGGGTCAATGTGTATTTTTAGCTGAGAGATCAAGTGAATTAATGTTAGAAAATATTATTACAGATAGAACTGTAATTGATGTCATGGCATTTGCTAATTGTTCTGCTTCAATGGATATATATGAAAAAGAAGATTTTGAAACATTGGCTGCTCAATTAGTTAGAGAATATGATTATATATTTTATGTGTCACCTGAAGGTGTAGAAATTGAAGATAATGGTATTCGTGAAACAGATGCTAATTATAGAGTTGCAATTGATAGATCAATTAATACTTTATTAACTAAATATAATCACAGAATTAAAAATTTACATACTCTATCAGGTAGTACAGAAGAACATATAAAATTACTTAAACAAGCAATTTCTTTGTGATATTTATAACAAAAATCTACTAATAATGAAGAAATCAGAATTAAAAAAATCAATACAAGAAGAAATTTTTGAAATTTTAGCAGAGGCAGATCAAGAAGATATTGATGCCCAAGCTGATTTAAATAAAGAATTAGAAGCAACTAAAGGTCATAGAGATGATTTAGGTGATTCTTTATCAGAATCTTTAAATCCTGAGGTAATAAAAGCATTAGATCGCTTTATTAAAGCAATGGCTAAACGATATGGTTATAGTGAACAAGATGCTGTGTTTGCAATTCAAGCAGCATTAAAACAAAGAGAATTTGATAAACCTGCTGATATTCCTGGTTTCGAAGGTACAATGGATGCTTTAGATAGTCTTAGTATTAGAGAAGAGGAAGAAGATGATATGGATAAGCAAGCAAGTAAAGCTGCTAAAAAAGGAGACTCTGTTTCTAAAATTGCTAGTAAATTAGGTGAAACTACTAATCAAATGAAAAAATTGGTTAGAAAATATAAAGATGCTGAAGAACCAGAAAAATCAAAAATGTTAGCTCGATTAAAAGAACTAACAAAAATTAAAAAAGAGCTTGAAGGACTTCTTTAAAGATATTAAAACACTACTTATAGTAGTGCTAGTTGCGATTATCCTTCTTATGAGGGCTTGTAGTGGGGAGAAAAATAATAATGTAGTAACAGATCCTACAATTATTACAGAAACTGTAACTAAGTGGGATACGTTAAAAATTGATAGTTTAGTGTATGTTCCTAAGTGGAGAACTAAAATAGAAACCATACACGATACTATCCCTACTGATATTGATACATTAGGTATATTAAAAGATTATTATGCTAAATACTTTTATACAGATACCTTAAGTTTAGATTCATTAGGGAATATTGTTATAAATGATACTATAAGTAGAAATTCTATATTATTTAGAGAAATTCAACCTAATGTATTGATACCAACAACTACAGTTACTAATACTGTTTTTATTAATAATAGAGAATTTTATGTTGGGTTTGGTTTAAAAGGTAGAACTAATCAAATAAATTATTTAGGGGGAGAATTGTTATATAAAACAAAGAATAAACAAGTATATGGTGCTGGGGTAGGGTTAAACCAAGATTTCCAACCTGTACTAGGTTTTAGCATGTACTGGAAACTTGGAAAATGAGTGATTTAAAAAAAATAATAAGACAAGAATACTTAAAGTGTGCTCAAGACCCTGCGCATTTTATGAAGAAGTATTGTCATATACAACACCCACAACGTGGACGTGTTATTTTTAATTTATACCCTTTCCAAGAAAAAACATTACGTTTATTAAGAGATAATCCTTACTCAATTATTCTAAAATCTAGACAGTTAGGTATATCTACTCTATCTGCAGGTTATTCTTTATGGTTAATGACTTTCCATAAAGATAAAAATGTACTTTGTATTGCAACAAAGCAAGAAACAGCTCGTAATATGGTTACGAAAGTTAAGTTTATGTATGATAACTTACCTTCATGGCTTAAAATACCAGCTGATGAAAATAACAAATTATCCCTTCGATTAAATAATGGTTCACAAATTAAAGCAACATCTGCAAGTAGTGATGCTGGTAGATCAGAAGCCGTTTCATTACTATTAATTGATGAGGCAGCATTTATTGATCAAATTGGTGAGATTTGGGCTTCGGCTCAACAAACATTAGCAACTGGTGGTGGTGCTATTGTATTATCAACCCCTTATGGTACAGGTAATTGGTTCCATAAAACATGGGTTTCTGCCGAAAATAATGAAAATGATTTTTTACCTATTAAATTACCTTGGTATGTCCACCCTGAACGAGATGAAGAATGGAGAAAAAGACAAGATGAATTATTAGGTGATCCTAGAATGGCAGCACAAGAATGTGATTGTGATTTTAGCACTTCAGGTGATACAGTATTCCATTCAGAATGGATTGATTTTATTTCTCAAACTACTATTCAAGACCCTGTAGAACGTAGAGGTGTTGATCAAAATTTATGGATTTGGGAACCAGCTGATTATTCTAGAGAATATATGATTACAGCTGATGTTGCAAGAGGTGATGGTAAAGATTTTTCAGCATGTCATGTAATTGATGTTGCAACCAATACTCAAGTAGCAGAATATAAAGGACAAATGCCACCTAAAGAATTTGGTTATTTCCTTACAGGATTAGCTACAGAATATAATAATGCAATGTTAGTAGTAGAAAATGCTAATATTGGTTGGGCTACATTAGATGCAATTATTGAAAGAGGATATAGAAATTTATACCAATCACCAAAATCAGATCAACGTACAGCAGAATCATATTTAAGGGTATTTGAAGGTAATTCTGAGATGGTACCTGGTTTTACTATGTCAATGAGAACAAGACCACTTTGTATTAATAAAATGAGAGAATTTATTGGTGATAGATCAGTAACTATTCGTTCAAAACGTTTATTGGAAGAAATGAAAGTATTTATTTGGCGTAATGGTAGACCAGAAGCTCAAGGAGGATACAATGATGACTTGGTTATGTCATTTGGGATTGGTATGTTCCTACGAGATACATCGTTGAAATTTCAACAACAAAGTTTAGACATGGCGAGAGCAACATTAGGTTCAGTTAAATCCAGCAAAACATCATATAGTGGTGGTTATACCGCAAATGGTGTTAAAAATCCATATGATATGGAAGTTGGTGGAAAAAATGAGAGCATTAAGTGGCTTTTATAATATATTTATAATAAAATTAAGAAATGGCAGATAAAGGTTTATTTTCAAGATTGCAAAGATTATTCTCTACAGATGTAGTTATTCGTAACACAGGAGGCAATCAACTTAAAGTATTTGATGTTAATCAGATACAACAAAGCGGTGAGTATGAAACTAATGCCTTAGTAGATAGGTTTAATAGAATTTATTCAAATTCTAGTACTTCATTATATGGGCAACAAGCTAATTTTAATTATCAATATTTAAGACCTTCACTGTATTCTGATTATGATGCTATGGATACAGATGCTATTATTGCTTCTGCGTTAGATATTGTAGCTGATGAATCTACCCTTAAAAATGATATGGGTGAAGTATTAGCAATCAAATCCCCAGATGAAGATATTCAAAAAATTCTATATAATTTATTTTATGATGTTTTAAATATAGAATTTAATTTATGGCCTTGGATTAGAAATATGTGTAAATATGGTGATTTCTTCCTTAAATTAGAAATTGCTGAAAAATTTGGAGTATATAATGTTATCCCTTATACAGCATTCCATATTCAAAGATTAGAAGGAGATAAGGATAATCCAACAGAAGTTAAATATCAATTTGATCCTGAAGGTGTAGATGCTTCAGATTATGGGTATTATAATGTACCTAACCAAGATAATGGTAGAAGTGTTATATTTGATAACTATGAAATGGCTCATTTCCGTTTATTAACAGATATGAATTTCTTACCTTATGGTAGATCATATATTGAGCCAGCTAGAAAATTATTTAAACAATACACATTAATGGAAGATGCTATGTTAATTCATAGAATTGTCCGTGCCCCTGAAAAACGTATTTTCTATATGAATGTTGGATCTATTCCTCCAAATGAAGTAGATGCGTTTATGGAAAAAACATTAAGTAAACTTAAGCGTACTCCTTATATTAATCAAGATACAGGTGAATATAATTTAAAATATAACATGCAAAACTTACTTGAGGATTATTACATCCCAGTTAGAGGTAATGATGCAAGTACTAAAATTGAAAGTGCAAATGGTTTACAGTGGGATGGTATCCAGGATGTTGAATATTTAAGAGATAAATTATTTGCTGCCCTTAAAGTGCCCAAAGCATTTATGGGTTATGATGAAAATACAGATGGTAAAGCAACACTAGCTGCTCAAGATATTCGTTTTGCTCGTACGATTGAACGTATTCAACGTATTATAACTTCTGAATTATATAAAATTGCATTAGTACATTTATATACTCAAGGTTATAGAGATGAACAATTAGCTAATTTTGAGTTATCATTAACTAACCCTTCAATCATTTATGATCAAGAGAGAGTAGCATTGATGAAAGAAAAAATGGATTTAGCTGCTCAAATGACTGAAACTAATTTATTCCCAACTGATTTCATTTATGATCACCTATTCCACTTAAGTGAAGATCAATATGATGATTATAGAGATTTAATTAGAGAAGATGCTAAACGTAAATTTAGAATATCTCAAATAGAAGCAGAAGGTAACGACCCAGTTGAAACTGGTCAATCATATGGTACACCACACGATTTAGCTTCGTTGTATGGTAAAGGTAGAATGGACTCAGACCCAAATAATGTCCCAAAAGGATATGATAAAGATAATGAACCTTTAGGCAGACCTGAAGAAAAAGTATCTAATAGAAATACCCAAGATGATAACTTTGGTAAAGATAGATTAGGTAGAGAAGGAATGAAAAAAGATTATAATGACAATGGTAAGTTAAAAGAAAATACTCATTTTCTAAAACATCAATCAATGTTAAAAAATATTTCTATACCTTCTTCAACTAAAAAACAGTTAGTATTTGAGGAGGATAAAAAAGGAGATTCACTTTTGGATGAATCAAATATCAAAGAGCAATAATTTTAGTATATTTATAAAAAAATAAGTATTGATGTATATAAAACATTCCAAATTCAAAAATACTGGTATCCTCTTTGAGGTATTAGTAAAACGAATAACAGCAGATACTTTATCTGGAGCAACTTCCCCAGCAATTAAAATATTAAAAAAATATTTTGTTAATTCTGAACTAGGTAAAGAATATAAATTATATGAAACTGTATTTAAATCAAAAAATATTGGTGAATCAAAAGCTAATGTTATTTTAAATACTGTAGTTGAATCTTCTAAAAAACTTAATCGTACTAGGTTAAGAAAAGAAAAATATAATTTAATTAAAGAGCTTAAAGAACACTATAATGTAGAAGATTTATTCCAAACTAAACTTCATGATTATAAAGCCCAAGCTGCTTTATATGTTTTATTTGAATCATATAACAAAGAAACAGGTACAGATCCTAATCAAATCATTGATAATAAAGTAACTTTATTAGAACATTTAACAGCATCCCCTGTTGAAAGAAATGAAGTAAAAGAAAATGTTATTGAAGAATTTAAATCATATGATAAAGATCTTAGAACACTAACATATAAAATTATGTTAGAAAATTTTAATGACAAATATGTTGATTTAAATAATAGACAAAAACATATTCTTAAAGAATTTATTGAATCCGTAGATTCAACACCACGTTTAAAAGAATTTTATAACTCTGAAGTTAAATATATTCAAACTAAATTAACAGAAGAAATTGCTAAAACTAAAGATGAAGCAATTAAGATTAAGTTGCAAGAAGTTTCTAAATTAATTGTTGAATTAGATAAAAGATGTAAAGTAAATAGTAATCATTTAGTTGATTTACTCCAATACCATAATCTTTTAGAAGAACTTACTGTAACACATGGCTGATATCGATACTTCAAATATATTAAAACCTAAGGATGTAGAACCTTCTTTAATTAAAAGGTTAGAAGCGGCTTATGGCCCTGTGGATATGGAACGTGATTTTTTCTCTGCTGATTTAGATACTTATTTTAAAACAGATGAGGTAGATAAAGAAACAGGGGCTGTAAGACACGCAATTATTAAATTAGCTTCATTTGGGGATTCTTTAGAAAAAATGTCTGATGCCGTTAGAGCATTAAAAATATTAATGACTACTGATGAAGCTGAAAAAGATCAAAATATTCAAAATGTAGCTCGTGAGCTAAAAGATGTATTTAATAAATACAGAACACATTTAAGAAAAAATTATCCTGATCAGTACTCTGAAATTAAAAGACAATTAGAAGAGATGACTACTACAGGTGGTGGAGCAGGAGCTGCTTCATTTACAGGTGGAACAGGAATGCAATATGCTACACCTTATGCTTTTAGAAGAAAAGGTCAAAAAGCAAATGATAAAGCTTATAAAGAATTAGGCTATACAGATGTTAAAGAAGGAATTGGTGCTAATTTAGGACCAGGTCCTAAAGCATCTGAAGATGGGGTTAAAGATAATGCTTATGTTAAACAATTTAAGTATAAATTAGTACCTAAAGATAAAAATGGAAATTACGTCCAGAAAGGTTCTGGATTAGAAGTTAAGCAATTGTTTGAAGCTGAAAGTGCAAGTGAATTCCAAAAAAAAAGAATAGCTGCATTTGATCAAATAGAACAAGAACTTAACAATATTTATAAAATGTTGAGCAATGCTAAAAATGAAACTGTAGAATATTATAATGATAACGAATCATCATATGCTGTAGTTAAACCAACAGATTTAGTTTTAGATTATATTAAAGACATAAAAGACTTATTAAAAGGAAAATAAAATGAAACAAAAAACATTACAAGAACAGTACAATTTAATTTCCGAAGGAAAAGGAAATAAAGAAGTATTTATGAAAGCTGCTAAAAGTCAGTTTCCTAATATAGTTCGCAATGCTGCTACATTATCTGAAACTGTAGCTAGTTTAAAACATGGACATATAATTACAGAAGGTATTTCATTAGGCATGGGCAATTCTGCAAAAAATAACAAACCAGATTGGTTTGCTATCTTTGATGAAAATATGAATTTAGTAGCTGAGGAAGCAAAGGCAGTAGAAAAAAAACCTACCAAAGCTGTTGTTGATTTAGAAACTGCTGGATATGATTATAAGGATGAAAATGATGTTAATAACATGAATTTTGAAGAATATCTTCGTGGTTATTATACAGAAATGAAAAATCCTAAAAATGCAGATAAAACAGAACAAGAATTAAAAGACATAGTAAAAAAGAATTTAGAAAAAAATCCTTTATTTTATGTTGAAGATGCTCAATTTGGTGTTGAAGGAATTGGATATAAAGAAGAGCTACCAGGTTTAGGTAAAGGTAAAATGGTTAAAGACCCAGGTGTTGGTGGTGGATATGGTGAAGCTACTAAAAAAGATTACCCTGAAGGAGAAGTTGGTACTGGTTATTTAGAAATTAAAGAAAATAAAGGACCAATTTCATTATTAGGTCTATACGAAAATTTACCATTAGGAGAAAAACCAGCTCCAAAACCAAAAAAGAAAAAAGTTAAAAAAGAAACCACTGATTCTAAATTATCTGAAATTGAAAGAAATGGTAAAATTGCAACTTTAGAAATGCAAATTGAAGCCCTTGAAGAAATAATTTCAAGTAAAAATGAAAGATTATCTATGGTATCAGAAGATGAAAGTTTATCTGAATTAGTAGATAAAAAGAAAATGAAAGAAATGCAAAAAGAAATTAAGCTTTTAGAAAAGAAAAAAGCTGGAATGGAAAAATTGTATGAAAAAATGTGTGGTAAATCATATTCTAGAAAAGAAGTAGTAGACGAAACTCAAAACGAAGATTAATATGTCAGTTTTATTAACAGAAACCCATTTATTTAAGGTAAATCCAATATCTCTTACTGAGAATAAAGTCTCTAAAAGAGGTTTACCTTTAGTAGAAGGTATATTAGCTACTGCCGAAGTAAAAAATGGCAATGGTAGATACTATTCTAAGGATTTATGGGAAAGAGAAATTGACAAATATATGCCTCTTGTTAAAGAGCATAGAGCAATGGGTGAATTAGACCATCCAGAATCTTCAGTAATTAACTTAAAAAATGTATCACATAATATATCAGATATGTGGTGGGATGGAGATAATGTAATGGGTAAGATAGAAATTTTACCTACCCCTTCAGGTAATATTTTAAAAGCACTTATTGATAATGGTATTACAGTAGGTGTTTCATCTCGTGGTATGGGTTCACTAAAACAAATGGGTGAAGTAATGGAAGTACAAGATGACTTTGAATTACTATGTTGGGATTTCGTATCAACACCATCTAACCCAGATTCTTTTATGCATTTAGTAAATGAAGGTTTAGATTTTTCTAAACAAACAGATTATAAAAAAGTTAATTCTATTATATCCGAAATACTTTGCTCCAACGGACAATGTCCGATTATATAACCCTCCCCCCCTTAGGATTTTATTCCTTTGGTTAAGCCCGCGAAAGCGGGCTTTCTTTTTCAATTGCGACTTTAAGATATTTTTACATACGTATCAACATAATATGTCATTTCTGATATGACATTAATCAAATAAAAACCCCCATTACGTTTCTTGAATAAACGTAGTTCCCAAAACAAATTTTAGGAAAATGAACAGACAATTTTTACAAGAGGCTATTGCCGATGCTAAAGCTGTAAAAGAATCAGCTATAGCAAATGCCAAAGTCGCTCTTGAAGAAGCGTTTACTCCACAACTTCAATCTATGTTCGCTAGTAAAATAGAGGAAATGGATAAAGAAGATGTAGATGAAGGCTACGACGAGGTAGATGAAGGTAAAGACGATGCTGAAAAAATGGAAGAGAAAATGTCAGATCCTGATATGAGACACGGTGAAGATGAAGGTGGAAAACCTGAAGCAGGTGCTATGAAAGCAACTGAAAAAGATCGTGAAATCAAAGAAGATGATGATATGGACTTAGACGAAATTTTGGCAGAGTTAGAAAAAGATGAAGATCTTAAGGAAGACGCTCGTACAGATGCTGAAGAAGAAGGCTATTTGGATGGTATGAAGGACGAAAAAGAGGACTTGAAAGAGGACGAACGTACTGATGCTGAAGAAGAAGGCTACTTAGATGGTATGAAAGACGAGAAAGAAGACATGGAAGACAAGGATGATGAAGACATCGACCTTGAAGATATGTCAGAAGACGACCTTAAAGCATTTATTGAAGACGTAATCGAAGATATGGTTAACGCAGGCGAATTAGAAGCTGGTGAATCATTCGAAGATGACGTTGATGTGGAAGTAAGCGATGAAGGAGAAATCGAAGTCCAAGATGACGAAGAAGTTTCCGTTGACGTTTCTGAAGCAAAAGAAGAAGTAGATGAAGGTGATGATGAGATGTATGAAATGAAAAAAGATTTAGATGAAGCAATGAATGTTATTGCAACATTAAGATCAGAACTCAATGAAATCAACTTATTGAATGCTAAACTTCTCTACGCTAACAAAATCTTCAAATCTAAAAACTTGACTGAATCACAAAAAGCTAAAGTATTAGGTGCATTTGATAAAGCAACTACAGTTAAGGAAGCAAAAATAGTATATTCTACTATTTCTGAGAACATCGTTTCTAAAAAGAAATCAGTAAACGAAAGTGTAATCGGAAGAGCTTCTAAAACTAGTATTACTCCAAAAGTAGCTAAGAAAAAGCCAATTGTTGAATCAGATGAAATGGTTAATAGATTTAAAAAATTAGCAGGTATTATTTAATTTTTAAAAACAACAACAACTAAAAAACACAAAAAAAAATGAGTCAATTAAATTCTCTTTTAGAAAGTGCTAATCCTTACAAGTCATTGCAAAGCGATGCTGCAAGATTAGCCAACAAATGGGGAAAGACAGGATTGTTAGAAGGTATCGAAGGCGAAACTGACAAAAACAATATGTCTATGATCCTAGAAAATCAGGCTAAGCAATTAGTAACTGAGGAATCAAACACAGGTGGTGGTGCTGGTGCTGGAACATTTTCTCCAGGTACAGGTGCTCAATGGGCTGGTGTAGCTCTTCCATTGGTAAGAAAAGTATTTGGACAAATCGCAGCGAAAGAATTCGTTTCGGTTCAACCAATGAACTTACCATCAGGTCTAGTATTTTATCTAGATTTCCAATATGGAACTGCAAAATCTCCATTCGCTGTAGGTGATTCAATGTACGGTGATCAAGATGGTAACGCTCCTTTCGGAAACGGTGCTACAGGTGGTCTTTATGGTGCTGGTAGATTTAGTTATTCTATCAACGATACTTCATCTTTAGCTGTAGCTACTACAGCATCAACAGCATTAGGAGTTGCTACGTGGGCAGATTTCAATTTCGATTCTACTTACTCTGCTTCTTTTGCAGAATACGTTAAATTTACTGTTCCTACTTCATCTTTAGGTAATTTAGATACTAAAGCAGTTAGAGCATTCCAAGTACATACTGGATCATTCGTAGCAGGTGCAGATGGTATTCAAACATCAGCTTTCACACAATACGCAGGTGGTGCTACAATTTCATTCCTCTCTACTGGATCATTAGCTCCAACTGGTGATGGTGGTTCTGTAACAGTTGAATATGTACTTCAACCTACTGACGCTGATAGAGGTGATTTCGAAGAAGGAAATAACAACTTGAATGGTAACAACAACCCAATCACAATTCCTGAAATCAATGTTCAGATGAGAAGTGAAGCTATCGTAGCTAAAACTAGAAAACTGAAAGCTGTTTGGACTCCTGAGTTCGCTCAAGATTTGAACGCTTACCATTCTCTAGATGCTGAAGCTGAATTAACTTCAATCATGAGTGAGTATATCTCTTTAGAGATTGATCTTGAAATTCTTGATATGTTGATTGAGTCTGCAGGTGCTGGAACTGAGTTCTGGTCAGCTATTAATAACAACACTATTAATGCTGCTGGAACTGCATTCGACAACACTGCTGGTTTCTACAACACACAAGGTCAGTGGTTCCAAACTTTAGGAACTAAAATGCAAAAACTAAGCAACATTATTCACCAGAAAACTCTTAGAGGTGGTGCTAATTTCTTAGTATGTTCTCCATCAGTAGCTACTATTTTGGAATCAATCCCAGGATACGCTAGTAACTCTGACGGTGATGTAAGTAAAGCTACTTATGCGTTTGGTGTTCAGAAAGCAGGTGCTATCAATAACAGATACACAGTTTACAAAAACCCATACATGACTGAAAATACCATTTTAATGGGATTCAGAGGTGGTCAATTCTTGGAAGCAGGTGCGGTATTCGCTCCATACATTCCATTAATCATGACTCCAATGGTTTACGATCCAGATACTTTCACTCCACGTAAAGGTCTATTGACTAGATACGCTAAGAAAGTGGTTCGTCCAGAATTCTATGGTAAGATCCAAGTTAGTGGTTTAAACTCTATCTAATCTAACCTAGATTATTAATTTAAGAAGACCCGCGCAAGCGGGTCTTTTTTTTTCAATATGTATAATTGATAAAAAGTTATTATAAATAAAATATGAAAAGTATGACCTCAAATCATCATGAAGATGAAGTCTTCAGAAAAAAAAGAGTAATCAAAAACCCTATTAAATTTAAAATTCAATTAAACGAAGAACAAAAGAAAGCAAAAGAAGAAATACTAAATCATACTTTAACTATTTTAGCAGGTAGAGCAGGTTCAGGTAAAACTTTATTAGCTTGTCAAATAGCTTTAGATGGGGTATTAAGAAGACATTACGAAAAAATTATTATAACTAGACCTACAGTTTCAAAAGAAGAAATTGGATTTTTACCTGGAGATTTAAGAGAAAAAATGGATCCTTGGATTCAACCTATTTACCAAAATATGTATGCCCTTCATAATAAAGAAAAGGTAGAAAAACTTATTGAAGATGGTAAAATAGAAATTGTTCCTTTAGCATTTATGAGAGGTAGAACATTTTTAGATTCATGTATAATTGTGGATGAAGCACAAAATGTTACTCATGAACAAATGGAAATGATTGCTACAAGAATTGGTTTAAGAAGTAAAATGATTGTATGTGGTGATGATCATCAAGTTGATTTAAAATCAAAACGAGAATCTGGATTTAGATTTTTATACAAATCAGCTAGAAAAATTAAAAATATGTGTTCTATTACTTTGATTCAAAATCATAGAGATCCTATTGTAGATGATTTAATTAGTCTTTATGAAGATGCAAGTGAGCAAGGAATAAAATTAGGTTCTTCTGGAACTTCAGGTCGTTCAAAAAAGTAAAAACTTAATGTTTTTATTGGCTTTTAAAATGGAAAACAATTTTATAATATTTATAACAAAAACAGCATGGCATCAACACTAACACCTACAACCTTCCACATAAAAATTAAGGAAGAACATATAGTTAAAGGTATAAAAACTTTAAATGAAACTTTTTTTACTTTAAAAGATATAACTAATGTGGATAGAAGAATTGTTACACTACCCCCAACTACTTCTATCGATTTAATTAATGTTAATGGTGTAGATCCTGGTGCAGGTACTTTTCCATCTAGTAGTATGAAATATGTTAGAATCTCTAATTTAGATACATCATCTTCATTAGCAGTTTCATTCACTTCATCTAATAGTGATAATTGGAGTATGGAATGCCTTCCAGAATCTTCCCTTATGTTTTCAAGCCCTAGTGTAACTGGAAGTAATTTTAATGGGACATTTCCTGATGATATAACTAATATAGTTTTATATTCATTAAGCTCTAGTTTAGATGTAGAGTATGTGGTAGTTAACACAGATAACGCATAAAAGAAAAAAATATGGCAAATATACCAATATGGCCCGGATCTAGTTCATTTCAACCAGGAGATACACCTTTTGGGTTTTATGATAATGATCCTGAATTTCAGAAAGATGCAGATAAATTTGCAAAATTTGCTGCTCAAAGATTAGGTTACCCACTAGTTGATATTGAATTGCAAAAATTTAACTTTTACACAGCATTAGAAGATGCTATAACTGTGTATGCTAATGAATTATACGCCTATAAAGTTAGAGATAATTATTTAACTTTAGAAGGTGCAAATGCTGCTAAATTAGATATGGAAGAAACTATAGTAGTTCCTAATTTAGGTCGTATCATTCAAATGGCAGAACAATATGGTGTTGAAGCTGGAACTGGAGGAAATGTAGATTGGCATAAAGGATATGTTAATTTAACAGCATCAGTTCAAGATTATAATTTAGAAGATTGGGCAGAAGAAAATATTCCTCATTATAAAAAACACGATATAGAAATCATGAGAGTGTTTTATGAATCTCCTCCTGCAATTGTTAAATTTTTTGATCCCTATGTAGGTACAGGAGAAGGTGTAATGAATATGATGGATACATTTGGTTGGGGTAATTATTCCCCTGCAATTAATTTTGTGTTAATGCCTTTAAATTATGATTTACAAGTTATCCAACAAATAGAAATGAGTGATACTATAAGAAGATCAAATTACTCATTTGAGATGCATAACAACCATTTAAGAATATTCCCAATCCCAGATGGTACTGTAGATAAAATGTATTTTGAATATATTTTAGGTTCAGAACGCTCAGATGCTTCTTTTATAATAGGAGAAACTAGTGCTATTGCTAATATTTATGATGTACCTTATAAAAACCCTAATTACGATAAAATTAATTCCGTAGGTAGAAGTTGGATATTTGAATATGCTTTAGCAATATGTAAAGAAATGTTAGGGTATGTTAGAGGTAAATATGATACAGTCCCAATACCTAATGATACTGTAAAATTAAACCAATCTGACTTAATAACTGCAGCAACAAGTGAAAAGGAAAGATTAATTGATAGATTAAGAGCTTATTTAGGAGAAACGTCAAGAGAAAAATTATTAGAAAGAAGAGCGGCTGAAAGTGATTTCATTCAGAAAGAATTAAGCAATGTTCCCTTTCCAATTTATATAGGATAAGATATGGCATTATTTGGAGGTGCAAGAGATATAAGTCTATTTAGACATTTAAATAGAGAACTGATGGGTGATATAATCACCCAACAGTGTGCCTTTTATAAGTATAAAATAGAAGAAACTAAAGTTAACCTTTATGGTGAAGCTGCAGAAGAAAAATATTATATGGGTCCTGTTTTATTAAACTGTTTAATAGAAAGAAGAGATCAAGAGTACCCCGAAACTGATTTAGGTACAGATTTTAGTTGGGGTGCTACTTTTAAATTTTTAAGGGATGATTTATTATCAGCAGCAGAAGATTTTAATGAAAATTTTTCTCCTACTGATCATAATTATGGAGCAGAGTTGGTTCCCGAAGTTGGAGATATTATATTATATAATGAAGGATACTATGAAGTAGATAATGTTATAGCTAACCAATATTATATGGGTAAAAATCCTGATTATCCAAACCAACCAGGAAACTGGAATCCTGATTTAGATAAATTTGGATATAACGTTTCAGTAATATGTGAAACTCATTATGTACCAGGAGATAAAGTAGGAATTACAAGAGAAAGATTTGTATAAAATGGCAGAAAAAGGAAAAATACCAGTACCAAAAACTCAAAGAGAAATAATGAATTCTCAAATTGAGCCTTATACACCCCCAGCAGGTGCTATGGGATTTTCTGAAATTGGTAATCCAAACCCACCATCTACTTTTAATAGAGGTGAACAAACTTCTTTTAGAAATGATACTACTAAACCTTTTACTTTAGGATTTAAAGAAATTGATGAAGCTATATTTTACTATTTTGAAAATGTAATTAAACCTACTGTAATACAAAATGGTGTAGTACAGAAAGTACCTGTTATTTATGGTAATCCTGAAAGATGGAAACAAGTACAAAAAGACGGATATTATAGAGACCAAAAAGGTAAAATAATGATGCCTCTTATTACTTTTAAACGTAATAATATAGAAAAAGTTAGAAGTTTATCTAATAAATTAGATTCTAACAACCCACATAATGTCCAACTTTTTACTAAAAACTATAACCCAGCAAACACCTACAGCAATTTTAACATGTTAAATAATGTTATACCAACTAAAACGCGTTATGCTGTTGTTATGCCTGATTATGTAAATATAACGTACGACTTCATTATATCTACGTACTATATTGAACAATTAAATAAATTAATTGAAGCCATCAATTATGCTTCAGATGCATATTGGGGAAATCCAGAACAGTTCCAGTTTATAGCAAGAGTAGATAATTTTGCTACACCACTTGAAATTACAACTGGTGGGGAAAGATTAGTAAAATCTAATTTTAGTTTAAAATTATATGGATATGTAGTACCAGATACAATACAAAAAGATATGACTGCTATTAAAAAATATAGTGATAAGTCGAGAATTATATTTGATATGGAAACTTCTATGACAGACATAAATAAAATAAATAATTATAAACAACCAGACCCAACAGAGATAAAAAATGATACAAACCCTGCAAACTTTAACGAAGAATGAGTATTATATTAAGACAAAATAAGGGCTCCGAGTTAACATTTAGTGAAGTAGATGGGAATTTTTCATCCCTTTATTATTCTAGTTCACTGGCGGGGAATGTAATTAATTTTTTCTTTACAGGAAGTACACCTCCTTTATCCCAAAGTATAGATTTAAGTACTATGCCTGGAATTGGTGGTGTTCAAGTATACTACACTGGTTCTCAAGTTAATTATGCACAATCTTTATTTTTTATAGGTGGAGGTGTAGATGTAACTCCTTTACCAAATGGTGGAGTTACAATTAACATCCCAGAAGGTGATAGTGCTGGTGGTTCAGATACAGAGGTTCAATTTGCTAAAGATATTTTAGGTAATACTGAATTAAGTGGTTCAAATAATTTTACTTTTGATTATAATAGTAATGCTTTAAAATTAACAGGATCTATTGATATAAATGGAACTGATCCTTTAACTATTGATACACTTACTGAAAGAGCAGATTTATTTACAGTAGCCACTTACGATACAACAACTAAAAAAATTCAATATAGAACACTACCAGGAGCTGGTGGGATTTCAGGCACAAGTGGTACATCAGGTACTGCAGGTTCATCAGGTACAAGTGGTACATCAGGTGCCTCTGGTACTTCAGGTACATCTGGAGAAATAGGTTCTTCAGGTATTAGTGGTACTTCAGGAATTTCAGGTACTTCAGGAGAAAGTGGATCATCAGGAATAAATGGTACCTCAGGATTTACAGGTTCATCTGGTACTTCAGGAAAATCAGGTACAAATGGTACTTTTGGCTCAAATGGTCAATCAGGACAAAATGGTACAGCAGGTACTTCAGGTACTAGTGGTACTGTAGGTTCTTCTGGTGATGGAGGTTCTGGAGGTACTTCAGGTAGAGCTGGAACAAGTGGTTCGAGTGGTTCTGTAGGTTCGAGTGGTAGAAGTGATAGTGGTACTTCAGGTAAATCAGGTACTTCTGGTACATCAGGTACAGCAGGTACTTCAGGTACAAGTGGTACTTCAGGTACTTTAGGTTTTTCTGGTACTTCAGGTCAAGGTGGTACTTCAGGTACAAGTGGTTCAACAGGTACTAGTGGTACAGGAGTTGCAGGTACCTCAGGTGTTAATGGTTCATCAGGTACAAGTGGTTCATCTGGTACTTCAGGTAAAAATGGTGTAGGAGGTACTTCAGGAACTTCAGGTTCATCAGGTACTTCAGGAGCACAAGGAGCAAGTGGTGTTTCAGGAACTTCAGGTTCAGCAGGAACTTCAGGTATAGATGGAGGAAGTGGTACAAATGGTATAGCAGGTACTTCAGGTACTAGTGGTTCAACTGGTACAAGCGGTACTGGAGCTAATGGTACTAGTGCAATTTCAGGTACTTCAGGAACTTCAGGTTCAACAGGTACTTCAGGAAAAGGGGGAGCAAGTGGTGTTTCAGGTACTGCAGGTTCATCAGGTACCTCAGGTACAGACGGAGGTTCAGGTACAAGTGGTACATCAGGTACATCAGGTACCTCAGGTAAAGATGGAGTAATAGGAACTTCAGGTAAATCAGGTACTTCAGGAACTACAGGTTCAAGTGGTACTTCAGGAAAGAATGGAGCAAGTGGAGTTTCAGGAACTTCAGGTTCAGCAGGAACTTCAGGTATAGATGGAGGTAGTGGTACTAGTGGAACTAGTGGCACTTCAGGTACATCAGGAAAAGTTGGTACTTCAGGTAAATCAGGTTCATCTGGTTCTTCAGGTACTTCAGGTAAAAGTGGTGCCTCAGGTGTTAGTGGCACTGCAGGTTCATCAGGTACCTCAGGTATAGATGGAGGTAGTGGTACAAGTGCTATCTCAGGTACTTCAGGTACTGCGGGTAGTACAGGTACAAGTGGTACCGGAAAAAGTGGTACATCAGGACAATCAGGTACTTCAGGTACAAGTGGTTCAACAGGTACATCAGGTAAAAGTGGTGCCTCAGGTGTTAGTGGTACTTCAGGTTCATCAGGAACTTCAGGTATAGATGGAGGATCAGGAACTTCAGGTGTTAGTGGAACTTCAGGAACTACGGGTTCATCAGGTACAAATGGTAAAGCTGGAGTAATAGGAACTTCAGGAAAATCAGGTACAAGTGGAACTACAGGTTCAGCAGGTACTTCAGGAAAAAATGGAGCAAGTGGAGTTTCAGGAACTTCAGGTTCAGCAGGAACAAGTGGAATAGATGGTGGGTCAGGTACCTCAGGTAAATCAGGTACTTCAGGTACTGCAGGTAGTACTGGTACAAGTGGTTCAGGAAAAAGTGGTACTTCTGGTGTAAGTGGTACTTCAGGAACTTCAGGTTCAACAGGTACTTCAGGTAAAAATGGTGCTTCAGGTGTAAGTGGAACTTCTGGTTCTTCAGGAACAAGTGGTATAGATGGAGGTTCAGGTACAAGTGGTTTAGCAGGTACTTCAGGAACTAATGGTTCAAATGGTACAAATGGTAAAGGTGGAGTAATAGGTACTTCAGGTAAATCAGGTACTTCAGGAACTACAGGTTCAGCAGGTACTTCAGGAAAAAATGGTGCTTCAGGTGTAAGTGGAACTTCTGGTTCTTCAGGAACAAGTGGTATAGATGG